TGATTAAAGAAGTGTTACTTGATTTAGGACAATTAGTAGTAGATACTGGCGGACCTAATAACTTTAATGTAGGTGAGAGTGTAAATACAGGTGAGGGTGGTGAAACACAAACACTTATATGTTCGGGAGACGGACCTCAATATACTGCAGTACATCACTATGAGAATGCAGATGGTGAGTGGGTAGATATAGATCCTCATACACAATCAATACCTGCAGGGTATAGTGCTGTTTCATATCTGGATAGACTTATTAAGTTTAATGAAGATCAATCTGAAATCGTAGTATTAAATGCTAAAGTGGTACGAGAAGTCGTAACACAATTTGAAAAAATCATTAAAGGTTAATCGATGTCTGGTATTACACAAACTCAGTATGGTTATAATAGTGTAAAATTTGTTACAGAAAAAGAAGGCCAGCAAATTGAACTTGATATTACAACAGTAATTGCTCAACTTAATATTTATGAGAATTTAGGTAAGTGTGGTCTTGCTGGTAGAATTTTGGTAGTAGACTCAGCAAATATGTTTGCACAGCTACAGATTACTGGCGTTGAAAAGATTATAATTGATATGAATGCTATTTTAAATCCTGAAAATAACATAAATATTAAAAGAGAATTTATGCTTACAGCTGTTTTAGCTAAAGAGATTGTAAACGATTCTACGATAACATATCTATTTGAGTTACAAGAACCTCATACATTTAAAGGTAAGATTCAAAAAATATCTAAAAGTTATTCTGGAACACCATCACAAATTATAAAAAATATAGTAAGTGGTTTCTTAGATAAAACTGTTAATGTTTATTCTGAACCAGCTCAGGCAGTTATGTCTGTTATTATACCTTATATAACACCTCTGAGTGCAACTAAATGGATATTAAAAAGAGCAACGGATATAAAAGGATTTCCATATTTCTTATATGCTACACTTAATAGTGAAGATATTCAATTAAAATCATTAAGTGATATGATGGAAGATCCAGCTAAGGTACAAAAATTCTCATATGGTGGTGCTGTAGCTAACAGTGGGGATCCTGCACGCTCTATACTTTCTATAGAAACCATTAAAGGTAATGTTGGTGGTACTACTCTTACATCTATCGTAAGAGGTGCTGTTGGTCAAAGATATGAAGTCCATGATATAACATTTAATTATAAGAATACGGAACCGCAAGTAAAGGTATCAGATTATTTTGATGCAAACCTTTATGATAAAAACTTTACTATAAACAATAAACCAATAGATGAATATGAATCTACCTTTGTATTTGATTTACAAACACCTAGTATGAGTTTTGGTAACAGTTATGGGTATGATCGCGATAATCTAAATAGGCTTGTCACAAAGGTAGTGCGTAAATCTATTCTTACTGCAGTAGGCACCGGTACATTAAAGATTAATGTATCTGCTTGGGCATTTATGGCTAATAACATGAATACAGTCGGTAATAAAATAGAAATTGAAATATTACAATTGATAGACGGCAAAGCAACCCCAGACGAGAAACAATCAGGAGAGTATCTTATTGTAGAAGCAAAACATAATTTCTATGACGAGAAACACGGGCTGACATTGAAAGTGGTGAAAGTATGATTACTGATTTCTATGGAGACGACCTTAGATGGTGGACCGGAATTGTTGTTGATACTGCAGATCCTTATAGGGTAGGCAGAGTCAAGGTTAGAATTTATGGTGTTCATAATGAAGATAAGAATGAAGTCCCTGATGCTGCACTACCTTGGGCTTCTGTTACTATACCATCTACTGAAGGTGGTGTATCAGGTATAGGTAGACAGATGCGTTTACTACCAGGTGCTTTAGTGATGGGTATTTTTCTGGATGGTAAAAACTCCCAACAGCCTTGCGTTGTAGGATCTATACCTAGAATAGAGCGAAGTCAACCAAGCACTTCATCTCAAGCAATGAGTGATACAACAGTACCTACTACTATTGGAACACCACAGCCTAGACCATGGACCGCATCCGATGTTGCACTTGTTGGTAATTCTAATACACAAAGAGCATATAACTTTCTTATCTCATTAGGTACATTTACACCAATAACCGCTTCTGCTGTTATAGGAAACTTTCTAAAAGAATCCGGTATGGAACCAGACATTGTATCAGGTGTAAGGAATGAATCATCATATGGTATTGCTCAATGGAATCCAGATGCTGGAAGACTACAACAGCTTGAAGCCTTTACTGCTGAAAGAAATCTACTCATTAGCGACCTTAGTACACAGTTACAATTCTTTGTACATGATTTCTCAGTTCTATCTCCAGCGTTCTTCCGTTACAACGAATTTCTTGCAATGACTAATGTGAATAGAGCAACAGATTTCTTCTGCGATAACTACGAGAGACCTAATTCAGCTGCAGCTGATAAACCTACACGCAGAGCATATGCAAGACAAACTTTGGAGACATATAATGGCAATTGATTTAAAGATTTTAAATGCTCTGCTTGGTGGTGTTACAAAAAACTCTAATATAAGTGACATTCTTGTAAAAGCACAACCAGCACTTAATCAAGTAACAACACAAGCAAAGACCACACTTACGGATGCTGATACTATTGTAGATGGCATAAAGGCTTTATCACAAGCAACAGATATACCAAACCAAGAACTAGGTGATGCAGTAGATGCTATTGTAGAGATTACAGGAGATGTCCCAGGATTAGCTGATAAACTTATTGGTGATGTTTCAAGTGCTTCAACTCCTCTCGAAGCTATTACTGGTACAGCACCATCAAATGGTAAACTAAAACTAACTATTGGTTCAGGTGCTCCGGAAGCTGTTGCTCGTGCCTTGAAACTAACTGCCTCAGTATCAGCTAGTGATGTAAAAGGTGTGTTACAAAATTTAGCACCAGCAAGTGCAGCTGATGCTATTAGTAAGATAGACGATACTATTAGCAGTGGTATAAGTACATCAACTGGCTTTGGTGCAGCTGCATTAAAGTTTAATGTAAATTTTAATAATCTATTAGGGTTTAATAGTGGTGATATTGTTACTAACCTTTTAAGAAGTCTTAATGTAGCAAATGATAAAATTTTAGATAATCTGTTATCAGGTTCTAGTGTAGATAAAGATAGTGTTATTGATCTAATTACTAAAGGACAAACAGCTGAGGCTATTAAACTTATAACAGATAACACAGATATAGACCCTACACTTGTAGAAGAACAGATAAATCTAATCGAATTAGATCCAGCAAAGCAAGTAACTTCCTCTGCTACCAATATTAAAGCTAATGCATTACCAAGGTTAAAAATTGGTTCCAATGAAGCTGCATGGACGGGTCGTAAGTCAACTGAAGGTATGTTTACTTATTGTGATGGTCCAGAAGAATTAATTGCTGAGATGAGAAATACCAGTAGAAAGATTACAAAGGTAATAACACATTGGTCTGAAACATATAACGGACAAGACATTGGTGCAGAAGAAATAAATGACTGGCATGTTGGCGGTACTAATAGTGGTATTGGTTATCATTATGTTATCAGACGTGATGGTAGATTACAAAGAGGTAGGCCTTTAGGTAGAGAAGGTTATCACACAAGAGCAGGCAATAATGATGTTGATTCTATAGGTATTTGTATTATTGGTGGTTATAACTGTTTAGCAAGAACACCTCTTCCACAAAAATATCTTTCTTCGGATAGTTTTACTTCATTACAGATGATGACTTATAAGATGTTCTTACGATCTTTTTATGATGTATGGTCTGGTGGAGATGCTTTTGGTCATAATGATCTTGATCCGTTAGCACAAGATCCTGGATTTAGTGTACCACAATACATTCTTTCGACATTTAATAGAACAAACGGAGCAATATCATGACAACAACTAAGGACGGTCTCCAAGATAGAATCCTTAAATTTGGTGAAGGTTTTACTGAAGATCAAGGTTCACAAGGAGATGCTTGGGCAGACCCTAATAAACAATACCCTACGAACAATTATGATAATCAACCCTCCACAAACGAAACTGCAAGGTCAGGATTACAACATAACCTTAAGGTTGGTGCTGGTGTAAATTTACCACCATTAGGTTCAAGTGCACCTAACAGTTCTGATACTAATCAGTCAGTCAGTGGTCACGTATTTGAAATGAATGATACACCAGGTGCTGAACGTGTTCTTATAAAACATAACACAGGTTGTGGTATTGATATTAGACCAGATGGTACTATTGTTGTTATTGCTGGTGCTAGAAAGGTAGAAGTTACACACGGTGAACAAACTGTTGTAGTAGAAGGTGATGGTACACTTACATATAAAGGTAATCTAACACTGAATGTAGATGGTGACTTTGAAGTCAACTGTAATAACTACAAAGTAAATGCTAAAGGTAACAAGACAGAAAAAATTGAAGGCAATAGTAGAACAAGCGTCTTTGGTAATTTTGGTCATAAAGTATCCGGTAACTTTTCTCAGACTATCGCTGGGTCATCAGTAAATACGTTCTTAGGTAACACTACGAACGCAGTTAAGGGAACATACAAGACTGCAGTAGAAGGTGATATCATACTAGCATCATCTGGTACTATAGAACAAACCGCTGAAACTAAACTGATACAATCTGCACCAGATATTAATGTGGCAGCACAGTCACTCTCATTGTTTGGTAATACTGGCACTATTGGTGGTGAGAATATTATTGCCTATGTAAAGAACATCTATGGAGTATCTGGTGACTTTAGTGCTAGATTCAAAGCACCTGTATTTGAAGGAGACTTGGAAGGTAATGCAAGAACAGCAACAACTGCTGGTACATCACTGCATCAATCTTATCCTGATGGAAGTGCTGCTCCATCTACATATACACCAAGTGTTGGTACTAATCCAGGATATCCTGTGGATGATACAGCACTCGATACAACAGCAACTGCTTTGCCAACAGAAGATATTCTTACGTCATATTTAGGACAAGGCGATAACGGAATAAAAGAAGTTAAGATTGATGTTGATAACTTCCTTAAAAATTCTCTGAGATTAAGAAAACTAAGCACTGCTGATGTAAGATCAAAGATGAGAGATACTGTTAATTCTGGTGATGGTGACTTTACTACATCACAGGTAGGCGAAGGTAATCTTTCTCCTGACTATGCTTCAGCTGCACCACCTAAAGGTTTTGGTAGAGTAAGAACAGCAAGAGGTACTACACAAACTAATTCGGAATATTTTGGTAACGTAAGCCCTAGTCGCAAAGCTAAGACCTTTACAGTACCTAATAACAGAAAAGTGTTTACACTACTGAATAACTTTACTACACTTATTGATAATGCAACTACTATTAATAGTAAAACCAAAATATCAGAAGGTATTAGTTTATCCAGATTTATCGGTGGTGTTGATTCAGGACCTTTTGATAATTTAACACTTGCAGAGAAAAAGCAAATTTCAAGAAACTATATTGCTCATATGGAACTCACTAAAAGATGCATGGGCATTACTTCTAAATGGGCAGAACATGAGTTAAGAGTTATTGAAGGTTTCTATGCAAAAGAACTATACGGACGAGGAGGTCCTCCTGGGCTTACACCTGAAACAATTACAACTGATGGTTTACTTGATTTAAGAAGTAAAGGTAGAACTGTTATATATGAGCTATATGGACCAGATGGTCTTATTGATGCAGAAGGTACATTTGATCTAGCAAGTGAGCTAGCAGACATTGGTTTATATGATAAACTTATACTAGACTATGACACATTTGATCCATCTGGTAGTATCAATACTCAACTTATGGTATCAATACCTAGCGTGCCACTTAATTACAATATAATATATGAACAAGTTTGTCAAACTCTATTTAATAATAAGGTTCAGTCAAGTAACAGCTTTGTTGAACCAGTCTTTGATACAGGAGATAACGAATATGTACCACAAAATAATCCAACGCCAAAAAATAATGCAATATAATTGTTATAAATAAAAGAAAATGTTTTAGGAAATTAAATGTCTCGTGTTCTTTCCATTGAGGATAAAGATACTAACTCTCCATCTTTAGTTACTGCTCGTACCATTAACTATGTGGATATAGATTTATCTTTTGCAAAGCGTCCGAGTGGCGACATCTATAAGAAGACGGATGCTGCTGCAGTAAAACAATCAGTAAAGAATATAGTTGCAACTAATAGACTTGAGAAACCTTTCAATGATGACTTTGGTGCAAATATAACAAGTTTACTTTTTGAGTTAGCTAATGACGAAACAAGTCTACAGATTAGACAAATGATTGATAATGCAATATACATCTATGAGCCAAGGGCAGAAGTCTTAAACATAGATGTATCTGATAGAATAGATACAAACACAATAAATGTGACAGTTACCTTTAAGGTAGTAAGTACAGAAGAAGTTGTCACACTCACTTCAGTCGTTTCGAGGTTAAGATAATATGACAACCACAATTTCATCAACAGAACTTGATTTTAATACTATTAAGACAAGTCTCAAACAATTTCTTGCCGCAAAGGAAGAGTTTAATGACTATAACTTTGAGGGTGCTGGTCTTAACAACATTCTTGATGTCCTAGCATATAACACACACTATAATGGCTTAATTGCTAACTTTGCTTTAAATGAATCATATCTTTCTACAGCTCAGATGAGATCATCTCTTGTGTCTATTGCCGAAGGTATTGGTTATATTCCAAAGTCAAAAGTTGCAGCCTTTGCTAGTGTCCAGTTATCCGTAAATGTAGGAGCATTGGCTAATAGACCTGTTACACTATCTCTACCATCTGGTACAAAGTTTACAACTGTTGTAGATGATATCACATATACTTTCCAAACAACGCAAACAGTAACTGGTACAGATAATGGCTATGGCCTTTATACTATGCTTACTATAGATGGTTCTAATAACATTACTATTAAAGAAGGTGCTGCAAAGGTCAAAACTTTCTTTGTGGGTACTGATAGTCTTGATGATGTCTATGTAATACCAGATAAGTCTATTGATACTGAGACAGCTGTCATAAAAGTATTTGAATCACCATCTGATACTGCCTTTACTTCTTATATCAATATTAATAAAGCAACACAAATTGACGAGAACTCCCGTTTGTATATTATGAAAGAAGCACCAAATGGTTTCTATGAGCTTACATTCGGTGATGGTAACACACTCGGAAAGACACCACTTGCTGGTAATAAAGTTACAGTAGAATATCTTCAAGTAAAAGGTGCTGCTGCTAATAATGCAACTTCTTTTACTGCAGTAAATAATGTATCAGTTGTGGGTCAAAACTTTCCAGTTGATGTTATAACATCTATTAAATCTATAGGTGGTGATAAAGTTGAATCACTAGCATCTATTCGTAAGAATGCACCATTTCAGTATGCTGCACAGAATAGAATGGTTACAGCAGTTGATTACTCTACACTTGTTCTTAAAAACTTTGGAACACTCATTAAAGATATTCAAGCATTCGGTGGGCAAGATGCACTTAAACCAGAATTTGGTGTGGTGTTCTTATCTATCGCATTTAATGATGATGTCTCTGCAGACGCAATAGCTGCAACTAAGATTAGTATTTTGGACTTAACTAAACAACTATCAGTTGTTGGTTTTGGTGTGAAGTTTGAAGATCCAGTTAAGACGTTTATTGAAACACAGGTATTCTTCCAGTTCAACCCTAAGTTGACTTCACTATCCATTAATAACGTCCAAGATACAATACAAAATAAAGTGTCTTCATACTTTGCTTCTAATGTAGGCAAGTTTAGTCAATCGTTTCGTAGATCAAACATGCTATCTCTTGTTGACGAAGTTGATTCAGCTGTTCTATCTTCACGTGCTAATATTAAACTACAGCAGAGAATGGTTCCTAACTTAGACATTCTTGAAGATACTACACTTAGATTTCCTGCTACTATTGCTGAGCCAGATGATAAAGAACATGTTGTAATATCTTCATCATTCCAATACCAAGGTGAAGTATGTATTATAAGAAACAAACTAAATACAACTAAATTAGAAGTATTATCATTAGTTTCACAAAATATCTTAAATGATAATATTGGTTCATACCAAGCATCTACTGCTACTGTTAGCATTGTAGGTCTTTTAGTAGAAGAAATTATTGGTGGTACTGATTATATTAAAATTACTGTAACGCCAGCTAATCAGTCAGCTGTAAGCCCTATTAGAAATGACGTCTTAGAATATGATGCTGGTCCATCATTCTCTCAAGGTGTTGTTGTTACATCAACATAAGAAGTAAATATGCCTCACGATAAAACAAGAATTGATAATAACAGACGAAGCCTATCTTTACTGGACAAACGTTCCGTAAAGAGTGTACTGCCTGCTTATTTTCTACAAGAATATCCAAAGATTGTTTCTTTTCTTGAGGCATACTATGACTATGATCAAGACAGTGCGTCTCCTACTCGCTACTTAGATGATCTATTTAAAACAAGAGATATTACTGAAGCTGATATAGAATTACTTTCTTATATTGAAGACGAGTTACTACTTGGTCAACAATACTTTGAAGGCTTTGAAAATAAAAGAGCTGCAGCCAAATATTCTAATACACTCTATAGATCAAAGGGTTCCCTTTATAGTATTCAACAATTCTTCCGTACATTCTTTGGTGTCTCACCAGATGTTGTATATACAAAAGAGAATGTGTTTATTGTAGGTAATAGAGATGACATAGAAGCATCAAAGATTGGCCCTGAGTCACAAAAGTATCTTACAGATGATAAGTTATATCAAGAGTTTGCTGTTCTTATTAAAGCAGATCAGCCTATCTCAAGTTGGTTAGAAGAATATAAACTATTCGTCCACCCTGCAGGTATGTATGTTGGTGGAGAAGTTCAAATTGTTTCTGATAATCCTGATAATAATAGTATTATGCCATTTGCGATACCAAACATCAACCCAGATCCAATCTTGATATCCGTAGCTGACTTTGATCCAGTACCAACACAGCTTGATATTACACAATTGTTTGCACTATCAGATGATTCAATGGTAAGAACAGACGTGAGATCAACAGTTGAAAGATATAATACATATACATTAGAACAGATTGATAGAACATACGATGACCTTGCAGAGTTTGCAAGTGTTACTTCTCCAACACACGATGAAGATAGTGCTGGAATTGACTTCCGTGTACCAAGAATGGATATTGATCTTGAGACATTTGATAAAGTTAATTACGTTTGGTACGATTCAGACTCAGCATAACCATTATAAATAAAGATAACAGATTTAAACGAGAGTTAAAATGGCAAGACAAATAGTAAACACAGGCACTACTGCTAATGACGGAACTGGTGATACACTCCGTATTGCAGGTCAAAAATTAAATGATAATTTTGTCGATATTTACTTACTACTAGGTGGAGATTCCGATCAGCTTGCATCAGGAGTAAGTCTTACTGATCAAGGTGTTAAATTTGAAGGCACTAATGTAGATCAGTGGGAAACAACACTAGTTGCAAGTAACCCATCGAGTGATATTACTCTTGCTCTACCTGCAGTAGGTACACAAGTTATTTCTAATACAGCAACGCAGACAATGTCTAATAAGACTTTGACTTCTCCTATTCTAACAACTCCACAGTTTAATGACACGAGTGCAGATCATCAGTATATTGTAGCTGTAAGTGAATTAGCGGCAGATAGAAATATCAATCTACCTCTCTTGACTGATAGTGATACATTTGTGTTTAATGATCATACTCAAACTCTTACAAATAAAACTCTTACCTCTCCAATACTAAATACCCCTAAAGTTGGTACATCTATCAATGATTTAAACGGAGCAGAGCTTATCGAAGTTACTGCAACATCATCTGCTGTTAACCAAATTCTTGTTGGTAACGCAGCAAGTGGTACTGGCCCATCAATATCTTCAAAAGGTTTTGATGCAGACATTGATCTTAGATTTGGTTCTAAAGGTTCTGGACAAATTGCACATGAGAATGGTGTTAGATTTAAAGCTGAAAAGATCACGGCATCTGGAACAGCTATGAGTCTTACAGTACCAACTACACACTTTGCAGGCGGATCTGATCTTACAGGTATTACACTAGCTAATGGTAATGCTGGTGATGCTGGTGCTGGTGAGATCAAATACTTTTTTAACTCTGGCGGCGGAACTGTTGTTATTACACCTACTCAATTACGTGGTGCATCATCAGTTACTGTTGCTCAAAATGAAGCTGGTTTCTTTATATGGTCCGGCTCTAACTGGCACTTGGCATCGAAAACAGTTGCTTCATAAGGAAAAACAATGGCGGCGATAATTACAGATAAACTTAAAAAGCAAGTTTTAGAAAGCATCATTACTGATATCGACAGTTCTGATAATAACTATTATATTGGCGTTGGCAGATCAGAAGTCTGGAATGTATCAGATACTGCACCAACACCAGAAAATAGCTTACGAGAAATTAGAAACCTTGGATTTTCCCTACAGTCAATGAAGACAGTAGCAGATAAATCTTTTGTTGTACCAAGATATAATTGGTCCTCTGGTTCTATCTATTCGGGCTTTAATGATGATCAAGCTGGCCATCCTAATCAAGCATATTATGTATTTACTGATGAAAACCATGTATACATTTGTTTACAACCAGGACGTAATGCGGCGGGGGCTTCTGTTATATCCACTGTGAAACCCACAGGGACTGCGGCAGGTGCATTTAAAACGTCTGATGGTTATGTATGGAAATTCTTATTCTCACTAGGTGCGCTTACTGTTTCTAAATTCTTAGCAGCCAACTTTATGCCTGTGACTAAGATTTTATCAACTGATGGTAATTCATCAGCATCAGAAGTAGAACAGTTTAATATTCAGAACGCAGCAGTAGCAGGGCAACTTCTAGGATATACAGTAACAAATGGTGGTTCTGGTTATACATCATCACCTGCTGTTACTATCACAGGTAACGGTTCTGGAGCTAAAGCTACGGCAACCATTTCTGGCAATATTCTTACTAAAGTTGAAGTATTAGAATCAGATAACACAATGGTATTCGGTTCTGGTTATGACTATGCTGATATTACTATTACTGGTGGCGGTGGTTCAAATGCAACAGTAAGACCTATCTTTGGTCCATCTGCTGGTATCGGAGCAGATCCAAGAGATGATTTAAGATCACGTGCATTAATGTTTAATGCCAAACCAGACGGAACTGAGAGTGGTAACTTTATTGTTGGCAACGACTTCCGTCAAATTGGTCTTATTAAAAATCCTAAGATGCATAGAGATTCAGACTTTACAGCAGAGAGTGGTATTGCATTACCATATCTAGGCTTTCAGTTATCAACAATTACTTCAGCGTTTACAGCAGATAAAACTATTGAAGGTGGAACATCTGGAGCTAAAGCATACATAGATAGCTTTGACTCAGACAAGATTTATTACCACCAAACAGAGGCCACTGGTTTCTTGAGCTTTAGTGAAGGTGAAATAGTATCTGAAACAAACGGATCTGGTACAGGCACTTTAGATGTTGCAGGGTTTGACTCTGATACAAGAGCATTTGCATATGCTGATGTTGACCAAATATCAGGTGATGTTCTCTTTATAGATAATAGAGCAGCAGTAACAAGATCAGCTAACGCAGCAGAAGATATTAAAATCGTAATCCAAATATAATCGGTAGAAAAAATGAGCACAGACCTAACAAAAAATACATTTAGTTCAACCTATAAAGATGACTTTGAGGATAGTGATAACTATCACAGAATCCTTTTTAACTCAGGTCGTGCTCTACAAGCCCGTGAGCTTACACAATTACAAACTATTACTCAGTCTGAAATTTCTCGGATGGGTAGACATATATTTAGAGAGGGTGCTGCAGTTAATCCTGGCGGCACTACTATTAATAACAAATATGAGTTTATTAAACTTGTAGGTAATCTACCAACCGGAAATATTATTGGTCTAAACTTAACTTCAACTGGTAATAATATTATTGTAGAGGTCCTTGAGGCTGTAGAAAGAGTATCAGCTTCCGAACCAGCTACAATTTATGTTAAATATGTAAGTACAACAGGCGGAACATCTGGTGCTACTCCTGTAAGAGTTACTGCAGGTGACACACTCACCGGTGGTGGAGAAACACTTACTGTACAAACTACAAATACTGTTTCTAATCCAGCTACAGGTGTCGGTACTAAAGTATCCATTCACGCTGGTGACTTCTTTGCTGTAGATCGTTTTGTCTTTGCAAGAGAACAATCAATAATTCTATCTAAATACACATCTGACCCAGATGCTGTAATTGGATTTAAAGTAACTCAAGACATTGTTACTGTAGATGATACAACTGCACTATATGATAACACAGGAGCAACACCTAATATATCTTCACCAGGTGCTGACAGATATAGAATTAGGCTTAATATTATAGACAAAGCTAACATTGCATCTGATGAAAACTTTGTATACGTTGCTAAAGTTAGTAAGGGTGTAATAGTTACAGAAGTTACTGGTACTGACGATTATAATAAAATAGAAGACAGAATGGCTCTTAGAACAAGTGAAGAGTCAGGTAACTATATTGCTAAAAGGTTTGCTGTTAGTTTTGATACTAATGATTCAGATGAAACTATGCTAGACTTTGACATTACACCTGGTGTTGCATATATAGATGGTTATAGAGCTATTATTAACTCTCCACTTAAAATTCAAGTTGAGAAACCAAGAACAACCCTCATAGAAAATAATGAAGTAACAGCCGCTGCGTATGGTCAATATGTTATAGTATCTGCTAATAAAGGCTTACCTAATATTGCATCATTCCAAGAAGTTACACTATTTCCGAATACTGCTGGTACTGGTACTGCTATCGGTACAGCACGTGTAAGAGCTGTAGAGGAAGACGGATCGAACTATAGAGTATATCTGTTTGATGTACAAATTGCTTCTGGTAAAAATAAAAGAAATACAAAATCAATTGGTACTGGTTCTACAGACTATATGACACTAGTGCTTGAAAATAGTCTTGCAGCATTTAAAGATGAAGCATCAACAAGTCTATTATTTCCAGTTCCTGGGGATAGACCAAAGACTATTACAGATATTAGTCTTACAGTACAAAGATATAGAACAGCAAACATAAGTAGTGGATCTGCTACTATTACAGTAACCAATACAGGGGAAACTTTTGCTGACACTAGTGATTGGATTGCAGCACATGCTGACTCTGATATTGATGTTATCTTTACAGCATCTGGTGCTGGTACTGCTGCATCTAACTTAACTGGCCAACAAGATGGTACTTATGAGATCCTTACTTATGTAAATAAGAGTGCAGGGTCTGTTAGAACCAAAACACTTACAGAAGTAACAGAAACAATCACACCGGATGGCTCTGGTAATCTAAACTTTACAAAGGCTGATGTAAGTAGCATCACTAGAATTACTCTTGCTGACTCAGATGGTGCTGACTTAACAACGTTATACGATTTAGATAATGGTCAACGTGACTTTGCATATCTAAACGGTAGAATGGTTAAGAAAGCTGGAGCTGCTACACCAGGATCTGATGTGTTTGTAAGATATAAGCACTTTGTCCATGGTACATCTGGAGATTTCTTTGCGGTTAACTCTTATACAGGTCAAGTTGACTATGAAAACATTCCGTCATACACACAAGCAAATGGCACTGAAGTATCTCTAAGAAATGTATTAGACTTCCGTTCAAGTGTTAACAGCTCAGGTAACTTTGGTTCAGGTGCTAGAATTAATGAGATGCCTAAGAATACAGGTCTTATCACATTTGATGCAGAATATTACCTTGGTAAAAAGGTTCGTGTGACGATTGATAAAAATAGTTTTATTGATACTATTAGTGGTGCAGCTAGTGTTAATCCTCAATTACCACCAGCTCCAAATAACTCGCTGGATTTATTCCATATTGATATGAATCCATATACAGTTAGTGATACAGATATCACTTCAACTACTATTAAAGCTAAAAACTTTACTATGAGAGACATTGGTAAACTAGAAGAAAGAATTGATAATGTTGAAGAGGCTACATCACTAAGCCTTCTTGAATTAGATACATCATCATTTGCTGTTCTTGATGCTAGCGGCAATAATAGAACACAGTCTGGTTTCTTTGTGGATAACTTTGCTGATCAAGCTAGGTCATATATGTCTGCAGATTATAATGCAGCTATTGATCCAGAAGCTAGGATTATGCGACCATGGTTTGAAGAAAATAACCTTAGACTAATTTATGACTCTGATCAATCTAGTAACACAATTCTTAAAGGTGATAGTG